ATAAAATATAAAAATATAAATTACAAAATTACTTTAAAGATTGAAATCCATTTTCATCTTCCTCGATTTCATATTCTTCTTCACTAACAGCTGATCCTTCACTATCACTTAATTTTTCTCTTCTAGTATATTTTGGAGGTTTGTAATCTTCATCAACCTTAACATGTTCTTTAAACTCTGCAATTAAATCGGGACGCCCAAACATAGCTAAAACACTTGTGATTTCTTCATATGCAATTTTATCCATTATATACTTTAGATTAGAAAATAATTCTTAAGATTTTACATATTTGTTTAATATTTCCGCAACACTTAATTTTTCCTCAATATCTTTAGTAATTGATTCTATAAGTGTATCACAAGTCCAATCATCGAGTAAAAGATCTGTAAACCACAAATCTTCCTTATACCAATCATTATCTCCATCTATTTCCCAAGGTTGTGAAACTAACCGTTCCAGATCTTCATAGCTCCAACTGTGGAATATCTTCATTTTATATAATTATAATATATAATTTTAATTTAAATTATTTTTTCTTTTTTTTCTCTTTTTCTTCTTTTTCCCCTTCTTGCATAATATCTTGAAGTATATCTGTAGGAGTTCTCTTCAGTTTTTCAACTTTATAAATTACTGCTGATGTTTTATTAACATTAGCATATCTACCGTCGCTATCATGAATTGATGTAGTAATATCAGCTATCATAGTTGGCTTTGTAATTGTAAATTGAAGATCACTAGGATTTCCAAGGAAATAATCACTCGCACCGGAATATTTATCAACTATACTAATTATAGGAAGATTTGCTCCAGTTGGATTACCTCCAATTGCACTATGACCTTCCAAAATATCACTTCTTATTGTATAATAAGGTCTTAAAACTGCTTTTTGAATATTTGTAGCTGTAATAGTTGTGCTTTGAGTTAGAACATCAACTTCACTCCACAATTCGAGAGGCTTCTGTTTAACTGGATTATTTCTATCTGTATCTGTAGAATCATCGGCAGTTGTAAATAAGAAATTACCTCCTCCAACTCTAGCTCTATAATCTACAATACAACTAGGATAAGGTAATGAAGTATAATACATGACTGCTCCATATTCATTAGTAATATAATTTTTTGTATCAGTTTGAACTACTTCAGCATTAGTAGTAGGTCTATATAAAAGATCACTATTTTCATTATCTACTCTTTTTGTTAATACATTTTTACTTGAAGCTGGAGCATTTGTAGCATTAAAATCAAAACCGAGAATATCCCACAAACTATCATCCCAATTATCTACATCAAAACCCCAATTATCAATATAAATACCTCCATGTGAATCAAAAACTTTATAAGGTTCTATAGCTGCATTAAAACCGTTGTATTTTTGAGTATTGAGACCGGCGGTAGAAGTTTGAGTTTCTTTAGCTGTTTCTGGAAATACATTAGTTCGATATGCTTGATTTTCTCTGTGATAAGGCTTAAAGGTTGGACTAAATCCGAATTGAGTAGGTCTAGGATTTATCTTGTATACTGTATCACCCGCATCTTGATTTATAGCTGGAGTTGCAATATTTCTTTCACTATAGGCTAAAGCTGGAGTTCTACTTTTACTATTGATTTGAGATGCTCCAGCATTAGCGTTTCTTTTATTTCCAATATTATTAGCTGTATGGAAGCGAGATAATTCAAATCGATTAGTTTCAGTATTATATCTTATCTCTGGATTATTAGCTCCTATATAAGTCATAGTTTGATAAGGATTGAAATCTGTTACCTCACTAAGATTTGTAACGGCTCGAATAAAATTAGTAGTAGTTGGAAATCCATAAATATCTGCTAAATTATTTCCAGCCGGATCTTGAAAATTAATAGCACATCCAATATCACATTTAGCATATCCACTATAAGGAGTAATAATTGCGGTGCTATATGCTGAAGCATGATGATCGTATCCTATTCTCCTTCCTTCTTCTATACTTTTAAAATTAGGATCAACTGGACTTGTATCTTCACTATAAAAAGCAGCCGGTATACCTCCAATCCCATTATTTACAATAGTTATAAGGAAAATATCATCTTGTCTAACTCCAGCAGCGTTATATTGAGGAAATCTTGTAGGTATTGCAAAGCCATAACTTAATCCATCTGCAACTGTTCCATTATGAACTGTTGGAGGTACAAAAAGATCTCTTTGTGTTTTATCATATCTAAAAAATACCGGTGCTGTAAGATGTCTCATTTCATTAGTTCCATTATCGACATATAAATCATCTCCAAATGTTTCATTATGAGGATTAACTGTGGGTTTTGTTGTTAAGAGATTCATGTGGAAAAATCTACTGTTTTCAATTGTTGGTAAAGTTAATGCTCCTAAATTAGTTGCTCCATAAAATACTGTTTCCGGTAATTTTTCCCATATCTCTGGATATAAAGCTTGACTATCAAAAAAATCTCTAATAAGTCCAAGATTGCGTTCATTATATATAATATTGAAAGTAACAGCGTCATCTTGATTAGTTGTTGCTGCTGCAGCTATAGGTCTATCGAATAAAGTTTGAAATCCTTCTTCAGCATCAAAACTTCCTAATCTTACAGCACCGGTAGCATCTCTTATTATAGGTTGATCGTCGCTATTAGCTAAATCTTTCGCCATCTTTCTCCCAGCATCGAATATTTCGGGTCTTTTTACAGCTATATATCCAAATGTAGCTATATAATCTATTGAGTTTTGATCTACAAAAGCGGGAGAGGTTGGAATATCGAGAGCTGTATATGCTCCTAGTGTAGTTTGATTCACATTATAAATATTTTGAGCGTTAATTGGTTTATATGTATTTGTTTCAATAGTTTTTGTAATTGATCTTACATTAAACTCATTATCGTATATTTGAAAAATATCTTCATTTTTAGTTTCTGTTAATTGTTGAGTAATTTGTGAAGCTACAGCAGAAGGAGTATTGAAACCTTTATTTACTTCTATGTCTAATTTTTCTCGATATCTTAAATAAGTTGCTTCTTGAATAATTCCATTATGATATTTACTTGGGAATTGACTTACATCAATTCTTGTAGCTCCAGCAATATCATCAAGCTTACTATAAGCAACCTTATCTTTAACATATAAAGTATACCTTGTATTATCGACTTTTTGTTTGTAAATATAATTGTTAGCGTGTTCTGCTGTTCTTCTAGTCCAATCCTCAAATAAAACACAATCTTCATTTATAGCAAATCTACATGATCCAGCATTAAACCCATCTTTATCAGTATAACATCTTGGATCATCTCTTCCACTACCTCCTCTTGCATCTTGAGGAACAATAAATCTTCTAGGATGTTGAATATAATTAGGATATTCATTTGCGGTAATATAATAACCGATTACTAATGGAGCAAGATTGTCTCTCAATTCTACTTCATCACCGGTAATTTCTTCAGCTGTAAAAGCACGGAAATATCCTAATCGATATTTTGGATCATATGTATTACTCATTTTCCTATAAAAATGTAGAGGATTTACTTTAACATATGTACTAACTGGATTAGCTCCTTTGGCTTCTCCTTTAAACTCAATTGTTTGTGAATTACCCGCTCCAAGCTCATTAATAAATGCTCTCTCAACTGATACTTTATCTCCAACATCTAATCGAAGACTTTGTTCTAAAGGATTAGTGAATACAGCGGGATTAGAATCATTCCCGCTTCTGCTCTCTATTGAAGCTAACCGATTACAATTTATTAGTGTAGTGTTTACATATTCAGCCATTTATATAATATTATATTATATAAATATTAAAAAAATAGATTAAAAAAACTCAAGTTATTTATTGAATGAAACCCTTATCAATCAATAGCTTATATTTATCCTCATGTTTGGATTTAAAAATATCGATTTTATCTTGTTTCTTATAATAATTAAATAATGATTTTGTTTTCAAAAGTTCTTTATTATTTTGATAATTTTCTTTTTTCTTTTCATTATATCCATTTTTGTAATGATTTTTAGCTCTCTCTCGATTTTTGATTTTAAACTCTTCTTTATTTTTAATCACATTATGATAATATTTTTGTTCTCTTTCTCTTTTATTTTTGTAATTAGTTAAAACTCTTGCAATCTGTTCGGCTGTAAGATCCATATTGTCTATATATTATATATAGATTTTATTTTTTAAATATTAACGGATTTATTCTAAAAATATAATATCTTTAGATAAGTTCATTTTGTAACAATAAAATAAACAATCAAAGGCTGTATTATCTTTCTCCCAATCTTTATATATTGTATTTGTTTTTTTATCATATCTCTTAAACTTGATCCTTTTTTTTGGAATAATAATCTGTAGACCTTCTTTAGCTATTTTTGTATAATTATAACACAAAGTTGAAACGGGCATGATTAAAATAAAAGGTTTATCGAGTTGTACTAATCGATTTATTACTTCTTTTTTATATTCAAATGGAGGATTGCTTACAACTATATCTCCTTTATTATTTTCAAAAAAATCAATATTTTCATGAATCACTTCAAAGCCTTTTGATTGCAGATATTTTCCACTTTCTCCATCTCCATAAAAAGCTTCCCATATTACTCTATCTTTAGGTATATAAGGTATTATCCAATCCCATACATAATCGGGCGTCATATAATCATTCATTTTTGAAGGATTATAATCTTTATAAGTAGCCATTTATATTATATAAATATTTTAAAAATCAAGATTAATCTCAAAATAAAGTGTCTGGGGTAAATATCAAAAAAAATATGTCTCAAGGATTTTATTTAGAAGTTTATTTTCGAAGATTTACCCCAGACACTTTCTATTTATCTTCTTTGTCGAATGTGAAAACATACAACACTTTTAGCTGTAAGAGCGGTGCATAATGTTTCATTTTCATAAACAAAATCAACATCAAAACTATTCACAAGTAATTCCTCTGTATTTCCAAGAGCTAAATATGTTTTTTCATGAGGTTCAAAATATAAACCTCCGGTTTCATTTCCACTATTATCAAATCTTGGGAGATGAGCTACAATTTTACTTGTTGTACCTTGTCGAGCATTTACGCTATTTTGAGTAAAATTATTCAATCTAATAAATAATGAAATATTACTGACTAATTTAGGAACACTAGAACTTTCATTTGTAGTAATAATAGCACTTGTAGCTACTGGAACAGAAACCGGTTGATCTTTATATCCAAGAATGAGAGATGAAGAGCATTCATTAGTAGAATCACCATAAGCAACACTTTTAGCTGTAATAAATACACTTGAATAATCTTTCATCCCCTTAGCATCTATACCTTTAGCGGGTAATTGTGTTGCATTACTCGCATCATTAAAAGGTCTCTGTTCTAATTCTCTACAAAAAACAGTTTCATTATTCTGTTGAGACCAGCCCCACCAATCATATTCATCATATAAATTATCTGTATATATAGGATAATTTGGATAATGAGTAATACTTTCTAATTTAATTGATCGATTTGCTGCAGCTGTTCCTTTACAAGCACAAACCGGATACATAGCCCATTCAGCAGCATTCACGGGATTCAAACATTCATTTTTGGCTGCTCCAGCCGCAGCTAAAGTTTTATTATCTGCAAGTAATAGATATTTTTTAGCTACATTATCATAAACCTCAATCATCATATCTTCATTATTTAGTGTAAAACGGACTTTGTCAATTTGTGCTGCTACAGCTGGGGCAGCGGGAAAATCGGTATTATGCGCTCCATAATAAATAATTTCATTCATGTAAATACCGTTTACAGCGGGTCTTCCAACACTTCCACTATCACTACCAGTTTGAAAGACACGGATATCAGTTCCACTTTTAGCTACAGCAAAATCAGCATATCTAAATTGATTCCCAATATGCCGTCCAGATGCTAACGGATTATTTCCCCGTTTAGTAATATCAAAATAAGGAGGTAAATATGAAAAATCTCCAGCTCCAATATCCATAGGTTTATTAATTCTTGATAGACCACACATCCAAGAAGAAGTTCCAGTTTGAGAAACATCAAAACCACATGTTCCTCCATTTTGAGCTATTGGAAACTCTCGATTTTGAACTAAAAATCCCTCAGTATCAACTGTCTCAACTACACCCGCATTTTGAGTAAATCCGTAAGCATTATTTTTTGATACATCAGTCCAAGTAATATCAGCAGCTAATCGAGTTGTAAGGGCTGAATCTTCTTGTGTGCTTACAAACTTGAAACCCTTAAATGCTAAAGATGTTCCGTCATATTCTGGCGTTACCTTGATAGAACTTTCAAAACTCGCACCTTTAGTTCTAATTAAAGAAGGATGAAAGGCACAAGCATCAACTCCAGCTTGAAGATCATTAGCCATATCTTCGATATTTCTTTCATTTTTTCCACCCGCTCCAAAAGCAGCACCCGCTCCAATAGTTCCTCTAAAAGGTTGAGATGTGCTACTATCAAGATCCGGTATTTCTTCACCCGCAGCTAGTTTAGTTGCATCAGTACCTATCGGCACTCCAAAATAGTGACAGAAATCGGCATTTGTTCTATCTAAAATAAATAAGCCATTTTTATTAATTTTAGCTGATTGTAGAGCAATCTCACTATTGGGGGGTATTCTCATAGTATTAAGTAAACGATTTTGATAAGAATAAGGCTTGAAAGCGTTCGAAAACTCTGGATTATCATCTTGACCTATATTTGAAGTAATTACTAAACTCATTTTATAATAAATTAATATATTTTTATTATACCGAAAAAAAAAAAATAAAAGATATTATAAAATGTATAAAAAAAAGAAAGTTAAAAGTGTTAAGGTAAAACCTATTACGGATCATGATAAAATCCAAATAGATATTAAGAAAGATTTGGAAGAAGATAAAAAAATAAAACCGGAAAAAGTGTTCGAAGGTTATAAATCCTCAAAAAAAAAAGTTAATAAAAAAACTAAATCAAAATATTAAAATCATTCATCATCACTACTAATATCACATCCATCATCGAGTTCCCACTCATCTTCATCATCTTTATCATAATCATAGTCATATTCTTGCATTTCATTCCATTTAGCTCGGGCATCTTCAAGTGAAGGTAAGAACATGTAAAGTTTGCGTTCCTTTCTTAGCTGCAGTTTCTTTTCTTCATAAAGATCACTCAAACAATTCTTTTTGATTTCTCTCCAAAATGAACTGTTGTCGAACTTTCTACCGTTGTATGATTGTCTATCATAACATTTAAATATCCATTCTTTAGTATAAATTACTCTTTTCTCTTTTTTCTTGTTTTTGATTTCAACTCCATAATTTTTATTACCATCATAAGAAGATATTTTCAACATTTTATTCCATTCGATAAAATGTCCGTCATATTCAAATCCTCCATCTCTCATAACATTATTATACCATACCTTGGGACTATTCCAATTCATTTCAACTTGTTCTTGAAGCAATTTTGTTTTCTTAAACATTCTAGGTTTAAAATCACTAATATCTCTATTATATAAAACCTTTGCAAAAGCTTCACATGGAGCATCAAGAACCGGTTGAATATGTTTGAGTGTTTCAGCATTCATTCTACCCGATAATTTGTTATCAAGTTCTAAACAATAATGCCTTCTATCATCTTCGCTTGTCCCAGCAAACCAGTCATTATTTGTAGTAATGATGTAATTCGCATAGCAATCAACAATATAATTTTCTTTATTCTTTTTATTAATTGTTTGTCTTTTTTCAGTAATTTTATTCTTGATAACACCTTCAAGTTTCTTATCTCCACCCCAGAAGGCTTCATCTAAATTAATTAGAATCTTACCTTCTAATTGACCGTTGAAATCTCCAAAAAGAAAGTTAGCATTACTATTTTGTGCGTAATGATTATCACCTATGATTTGAGCTAATTTATCAAGAATAATACCTTTCCCTCCACCTTGTTTCGATTTTAGTGCAAGAAGTACACCGGTTTTTACATGAGGTTTTTGAATGATATGACTGAAATAATTCAGCACATATTCATAAGCATTATCATCTCCACTACACCACAGCTCCCTAATATGATCTAAAATTGGCTGTGCTTCAGCTTCATCATAAGCATCAGCAACTTCTTTTGAAATATTGAACCCATTCCATAGATTAAATAAATCACTATTAGCATCATCTCGAGGATCGAAGCCGATTGCTCGAACTTCCCTTCGATCAATCCATTCGCACCATAGCTTGAAAGGATCAATTACAATACTTTTATTTTTTCCAGCTTCATCTTCATAAGAGTGAGGAAACTTTTGTTTTAAGAAATGATCTTTTGTTTTTGTAGCATTCTTAAGATACCAGCAAGGCATCTTAATTAATTCACCGTTTTCTTTTCGAATAATTTTCTTATCTAAAATAATATAATCTCCCGTTTCTTTTACAAAGATAACTCGATTATTCATTTCTTTTAACATTTCCATTTTAGCATGATGCATACTATCATTATTTTTTTCAAAAGAAGCTGTATAAATATCTTGAAGTGATTGTTGATTTTTCGGTTGATATTTAGCTCTTAGTTTTCTTAAGAAAGTAAGACCTAGTTTATTACCGGTCTTCTTTTTTCCAAATGATTTCCATTTCTTTCTTAATTCACTAACTCCATCATAGCCTTCATCTTTTTCACTCCATTCATTATAGAATCCAAATCCAACTTCATCTCCATCTGTAATATTATGAAGAGCTAATCCGACTCGAGTCCAATTATCATATTCATAACATTCATCAGTTAGTACATTCAATATTTCTTGAAGTTCTCCAGCTTTATAAGTATTCTTTTGTGGAACAAACTCCATCATATCATCATCATCTTTTTCTTCTTTTACTTCTTTTACTTCTTCATCATCACTAGTAGTTGGAGAAACTGGAGGTGAATCATTAGGAAGAGGACGCTTGAAATGATTAGTTGCATCTGTCGATTGAATTACATGTTTAAGTATACAATAATCCTCTGTATAATTTACTGGGATCTTTTGTCGATTATCATTAGGCTTATATGAATAAAGAAATCTCATATTACCATTATCTCTATATACTGATTTATCAAATAATTTAGTTCCTTTCCATTCAACATCATATAAATTATGTTTTTCATTAAACTCTTTTAATTCTGGAATAGTTGTTTGATAATCACACATAACAAAATGATATGATACAGCATATCCCTTTATTTCTGTTTTTTGAATACCTTTCTTAACTTTCTTACCATTCACCTCTTCATAAACAGTTCTCGATTTAAGTTTAATCTTTTCACCATGAGATGAACTAATAGCAATAGTAGTATCTGGATATAATTTCTTGAGTATATCTCTAACTTTATTTTGAATAGGTTCAATATTCATCTTGTATAGTTCTTCATTTTGATAGAAGAAATCAACATCATAGAAAGGTTTAACATTACATTTATGATTAGTCCATTCAAAATAATAATTCTTATTACACTTGCTATTTCCAATCATGTATTTAAGTTCATCTTTAGTTGTTTTAGTAAATGGATCAACAAAAGCTTGAAAGTTCGATTGACCTTTGAAATCCTTAAATTGCATTATATTCTTATCAGCCATTTTATTCTCTTTAGTTAATTTACTCATTTCTTTTTTAAATAGTTTTTGTCTATCCATTTTATACTTTAACATAGAAAATAATTTCAAGGAAATACCGCAAAATTAATCGATTCTTAAATATAATCTCAAATTATACTTAATATTATCGATAAATACATTAAATAATCAATAATTATACCTATTTTAGCACTTAAAGAAGTAATAATTTTAAAATATATACTCTTTAAATACCTAATTTAGACATAATAATAGATTAAAAGCATAAAAATAGATTATTAATACTTAAAATAATAATATCTATACTTAATAATAGAGAAAATGACTATTTATAATGGATGTGATGGATCACTTAATTTATATTACAAGGGATTATTGATAAGCTCATTCCCTTTAACAAAAAAGAAAACATTTGAAAGATATCAATATCAAGGTGATTACTTAATATTGAAATCGATGAAAGAAAACTTTAAAATAAAACAAATAATTTATACATTAACTCATTTTTGCAATATTATCTATAAAAGGAAATTAAATAAACAAGCTATTCGAAGAAGCGATCATCAATATTTCATATCTTGTTTATTTGGATTACTTAAACTTAAAATAATTGAAAATGATGAAACAAATGGATTTTTAATCATGCCGAAGAAGAAGAGGGAAACTTAACTTTATATTTCTTTGTAATAGCAGCATCAGCTTTCCTTGCACTTCCTCCTAGTATATAACTATATACTCGAGCATAAGCCCAAGATTGTGGGGTTTGATTCGGTCTTGATCCAGAAGAATAATATGCTCCTTCACCTTTCTTAAATACTTCATCTATAGCTTTGAAAGGTATACCCGTTACTTTAGCTATATTTTTTTTACTTCTACCTCCTTTCATTTTATCTAATTCTTTTCCATATTTTTTATTGAACTTAACAGTCCAACTTGATCTTTTAGGTTCTACTTTTGTTTGAGGTCTAAATGTCCCTTCAAAAATAGATTTAATTTGTTTCCTTCTATCATTACCCTTTAAACCTTCTACATATGTTTTTGGAACTTGTCTCGATTTACCTTGATATGTAATTTTGACTTTTTCAACCATTTATATTATCTAATAGATTTTTTAAAGGTTTAATATTTTTTTGTTTTATATCTATGCAATCATCAAACTCATCTTTACCTCGATCACATCTTCCTCTTTTACATGTATCGAACTCTGTACTTCTATGCTCCCAGCCATAAATACCATCATTACATTTCCATAAATAAAATATTCTTAAATGTGGAGCTTTCTTTAATAATTCATCTCCTTTAAGCAATTTATTTTTCCCGAAAAATAAACTTTCATATTGATTATGTTTTATCCTTCTTGTTTTTATTTCGATGAAATATTCTTCATTATATTTATCAAACTCATAATATTTTCCAAGTTCCGGATTTAATGATGACTTGAATAATTTTCCAAATACTTCTTCTAAAATAAAATGAATATCATTTTCACTTTTAAAACCGAACCTTAAATCTTTTTGCATTTTATTATAATCCATATTTATACCTATAATATAGAAAAAAAATCCAGCTAAAACGCATTTAATTTTAATCAAAACTCACAAGGATGGGATTTTCTTTTGTAGCTCTCTTTATAATTAATTTATATATTACTTGTTGTTTTATTATTTTATTTTGATTCAGTTCTTCTTCTACTTCTTCAGTAATTATTGGATTTACATTATTTTTACAGTATACACTTAAATTATATAATCTACATGCTCTCCTCACACTTGGAAGATCTCCCCACATATAAATAGACATTACATCATGATATGGATCTTCGGCATTTTTATATGTAGTCATATCGAATATATAATCATTTTTAGCCCACTTGATTATCTTTTTCGCATTAAACATAATTTCTTTTTTTTGTTGTGATGTAGGTCTTTGTTTTGGAGAAGGTTTCTTCAAATATTCTTTCAATTCAGTACAGTTTTTTATTTTTTCATTATAAGTAGCTCCTTCAATATATTTTTCAATATCATTAACTATATTACCTTTAGTTAATTCATCATCGATTACAACTCCTAATTTTCTAAATAATGAAACAATATCTTTTTTTGAGTGAGTTTTATCAATCAACATAATTTATAATATTATAATTATTTTTTTTTTATTATATATACTTAAAAGAGATGCCGTATAAATCTGGAGAATTGAAAGGAGAACTAACAACCCCCGAAATAAGGAAGTTAATTAAAGCTCATAATGTTCTTATGTCTATAAAAATCCCGAAGGGTGCAACTAGAAATGATATATTGAAAATATTAGATGATAAGGGTTATATGGTGAATCATGTAAGACAATCGATCCAAAGAAGATATAAAAATGAAAGAAAACCTAATGTTACCTTGAAACAAGCTGAAAAAATTACAGCTCCAAAGAAAAAAACTGAATTACAAAAACAGAAGATCCAAGAGGCAAAAGAAGCCAAAGAAGAAAAGAAAAAGAAAGATGAAAGAGCTATTAGAAAAAAAGCTGTTGAAGAAGAGAAAAAGAGAGCAGCTAAAAAAGCTCCAAAACCGACTTCAAAGAAAGTTTCAGTCGGTGTTGGTACTGAAAAAGCAAAGAAAGAAGATAAAACTGAAAAAGCAAAGAAACAAGTACCTTTTATAATCTCAAAAATTAAAGACAGCAACGCTAAATTATATGATTATAATTTTAAACAAGAAAAAGATATTGTTGAATGGTTTAACAACTGGAAGAGAGACAGAAGAACTTTAACTCGAGAATTAAAGAAAGCACTATCGAAAGGTGTGGTTACTAAAGAAGATTTGAAACCTATTGAACCGATAAACATATCAAGGACAAAGAAATATAAAATTAGGGAGGGACAAATATTTAGAGCAATAAAAGAACAACAAGAAACAAAGAAAGAAGATAAAACTGAAAAAGCAAAGAAAGAAGATAAAAAGGAAATTATAACTGTTTTTAAAGATATTGCAATGGGTTTTAAAGAAATCCTTGAAGAAGCAGAGCCAGAAGATAGAAACAATCGAGAAATTAAATCAATAAAAATTGTTATAGATAAACTTAATAAAGGTAGTATGAGTTTTACAGAAACACAAAAGAAAATAATTAAAAGAGCAATTGATGCTTATTTAGATATGGATTTTGCTGGTGATCCAGAACTTCAAAGGGAAGTAAGTATTGCTAAAAAATTGCAAGCAAAATATAAATAAATTATTCATCATCTTGAGCTTTTTTAACATAAGTATCGAGTGCAACTTGTTTTGAATGTCCCATCACTTTATTATCCTTCTCAAGCTCTTCTTTCATATTTCCATACTTTGATGATAAATAAATCTTTCTTAAAAGAGTTGTGCTAATTTTTTTATTCATGTATTTTTCACTATATTTAAGTAATACTTTACTTAATTCTATTCTTGTTAGTGGCTTACCGGTTGATGTCTTAAATAAAACACCCATTCCATTCATTTTCAAATAATATCTTAATATCTTTCTTAAATCTTTATCTTCGATCGGTAAATCTAACTCTTCATATTTTTTACTTGTTTTGTATTTATTCAATACAAAATATATATCTCCTTTTGAAGGTACAACTAGATAATTATTGTCTTTCTTTTCTTTTTCACTTAATTTTTTATATTGAGCTTGATTTATAGCCATCATACCGGCTACATCATTTCTAAAGGGCATACGGGCATAAATATTAAATAAAGTATACGCTTGAAGCAATTGCATTTCTTTTTTTGTAATTTCATCTTTAGTTTTCTTTTTTAAAGGTTTTAGATCATCAGCCATTTTATTAATCATCTCGAATATCTCTTCTGTAGTTGCAAAGTTCTTACTTTGTTTATCACTAATGATTCCGCTCTTTTGTTCTTCACTATATTTATCATTTAACTCATCTCTTAATTTTCCATATTCTTCAAGTAATTCATCATATTTTTTATCATGATTAAGAGCCATTAATAATACAATAACAGCATTCAATATATTTCTTTGGCTCAAGTAGTGTAAATTACTTATTTTATCCATTACATCATCGGGTTTTTTTAAGAAATCATAGCCATCTGTATCATATATTTTTTGTAATTTCTTGAGATTAACTACATATTGTTTTACTGTATTTGTTTTGAGTTGAGGGCGATCCTTCGAAATATCTTCAGTTGGATTATTACTTTGTATTTTCATATTTATATTATAATAATAGATTATTTTATTATTATAAAAAACGAAAAAAAATAGATTAAATAAAGTGTCTGGGGTAAAATGTTAAAATTATTTGTCTTTGGATATTTCTTTAGAAGTTTTATTTTTGATATTTACCCCAGACACTTTCTCATTTTCAATATATTCACAGATCTTTTTCTGTGTTTCTATTAAACTCTCGAGCATCTCTACTAACTCATCATTTCGAGTTTCTTGATTCAAATATTTCTTTTTGTATTCCATACATTTCTCACTATATCTTTCACATTTTTTACATTTATTTTTACAACACTTCATTTATATAATTATTTAGAAAATAATTATGCAAAATAACATTTAAACATTCCGTTCTCGATTGTTGCAACCTTAAGTAATTCAACATAAACCCTAAGAGTGTATGTTCCATCACTCAAGCCAGTAGGGATCTTATAATGGAGATCCATACCCTTATTATTGATACGCTCACCTTTATTCGGTCTAATAGAGTTCCATCTAAATAATTCCTCAATTCCAGTTCCAATCGCACCTTGAACTAAGCCTTGCATAGTTTCATCAGTAATACTTGAATTACCCGATCTCTTAACTATTTCATCATGAGTAACCATAGGAACTCGACCTTCAGCAGCGTGAGTTGTAGCAAACTGAAGAGCTGAGTTTGTTCTATCAACATTAAACTCAAATCGATCATTATATAAAAGATTGTATTGTAGACCACAATCTCCGAAAGCAGTAGTACCATTTAGTAAAGATTTTGCAATAAAGTTAGCGTTATCTTGAAGCCCGAAAATTACCTTCGAGCAGAGGCGACCATTACCACCTATTGGAAGAACTATACTCGCAAAATCATCCACACCTCCACCGGCATCTTTTACACCAGTTCTTTTAGTTAATCTATAATCGGCATACTGGAATACTAGTTTTTGATTTTGCTGGGCGTATTTCTCCATGATATCTCCGTCATAAGTAATACTATCATAAATGAGTTTGCATTCGCTTTCATTCACAGAAAATCCTAGAGCAAATCCAGCATCTCCATTATCGACGCACAAGCGTTGCGATTGAGTAGCTCCAGATAATCCACTTGTAGAATCTACAAAAGTTAAATCAATATGAACTTCTTGATCTAACATAAACATAGGAAGCTGATTGAACTTAAGGAAAGGAAATAAATCACTTAAGTATACAGAATAAACTGGAGCTTCACTTATAGTTTGAGCCGAAGTGCCGTCATTATGCATAAAAGGTAATAGCTCGAATGTTCCAGCTCCACCGGCAGCGGGAACAACTGGATTTCTACCTACATCAATACCTATCTTTTTAGCAGAATTAGGAGGTTTATCATCTACATCTGCGGTTCTATCATCATATACGGGCATGTGAGCGATACATCTCTGCGATAAAAACTGCTCTCTTTCTTTATTATCTTCATTTGAAATAAATAATGATTGATATGCGTGATACTGATTGTAATCATCAATCGAGCAAACAGTTTCATTTCCAATAGTTAGCTGTGCTGATTGAATCAATTGAGAAACACCGACATTTAAAGGAAAAAAACCTTTAGCTACTGTAGCTTGAGGAGTAATTGCAAGAGTAATTTTTGAGTTCGAATGAAGGAAACCAGCAACACGGGATAGAGTAAATCTAACTCTACGCTGAGAGAATGTTACTGGATCAATTACATCTGTGTGTAATTTTTGTCCGTATTCACTAGGGATTGCACCAATTTTAATAAGGTCGGGGATACGATCTTCCATTTTATATAATTAAAATATATAAAACTTTTAAAAAATAAAACTTTAAAAAAATAATTACATAGAGAATATTTACATCAATACTTGAACTCCCTTTTCAGCCGACCATGCAACAGCAACCTTCGATTTAATGAATAAATATGCTGATACTGGATTTCCATCAACAAGTCCGTTCTTCATTTGAATAGAAAACTGAGAACTTGAGAAATCAACACCTTCACTATCAAGCATATCATATAATACGCCCACACCGTATACAGCACCCGTTTCGGGGATAAAACGGTATCCAGTTGTAGCATTTTGATTACCGGTAAAATTGCGATTAGTTGTAAGAGGAGAAGCAGATGTTCTTGTGTGCTGACTTTCTGGAATTATAGAATTGAGAAAACTCTTAATAACTTGAGGATCAACAACAGAGGTAGCATTTGTAGTTGTATCATAAACACTTTCAACTTCAAAGGCTGAAGGAAAGCGTTCGCCATTTTTAAGGAAAGAAATAGTTTCTAAATTGGCTACTCCACCGTCTCCAGTTCCAGCAGCATTCGGTTTCAAGGTAGGCATGTAAGTTAAATAGCCATCTTGAGCTAAATTATTAATAAAATTAGCGGGAACAAAATTAACAAAAGAAGCTAAAACCTTCGATAAACCAAGATTAAAATTGATGATAGAATTACTTGCTTCAAGAGTTGAGAAATATGAAGTGATAGAATTAAACTCTAATACACCCGTGTCTGGAGATTTCACTCCAGTTTCTACTTCACAAGTAAGTTCAAGATTACTTAATTCATAGAAAGCATTTGAAATATTTGCTGTTGTAGCATCGCTCGAATAAAAGAACTGTGAATCGGGAGCGAGATGGATTTCAACTTCTAAAGGTACTTTATCAAGAGGAAGCTTGGAAACCCCAAGGGTAAGCCCGCTAGGTAATGGAACACAGAAAACAGAGTTTCTTGTATTGCGAATTACACTATCTCTAAATGCTTGATAATTCGGCATAATTAAAGCAGTTTTAGAAAGATGACCGGCTGTATCTTGTAATCCAGCCATAGTCGGCATATAAGAAGCCATAAATCTACCGTAATGCCTTATATGCTCGATGACTTGCTTTGTTTCAGCATGGCGGAAAACTAACTGATCTATTACTCCATAAACTCCAAGCTTGTGAGAAGCACGAAGTTCTGCTGCTGCTGCGTCGGTTGGATGAAGAGTTCCAGCTGCATCTCTCCATACATTAAAATCTCCAGAGAGGCGTATACTAGATAAATCTAACATAGCATCTTGTCTTCCAAGCGTAACAGTAAGAATTGGATTACCTCGAGCAAAGGAAACTTTACCAGAAGCGGGTACATTATTGGGTTGTATATTAAGATACTTGCGGCTCATTTTATATTATATTATATAAAATAATTTTGAAATAAAAAATTAAAAAAGATACATAGAAAATATTAATCTATAAATATGAGATCTTTAGGTAAGTTCATTTTGTAAGCGTAGTATTGAACTCCATAAGGAGGAGTATACCCTTGTTTGGGATTTGTTAAATGAGTAAAGGTCGGTCGAGTAAATGGAATAATTACTTGTAAATGATCTTTAAACATCCTTTGAAACCACTTCATTAATAATACTTTACTTAAAGCAATTAATATAAAGGGTTTATCTAATTCTTTTAATCTTATACAAATATCTTTCATTTTTGAAAAAGGAGGATTATCAACTACAATATCATACTCTGGAGTATATGAAAAAAAATCCTTATCTTCATGTATAATTTTATAGCCCATATCTTCAAAATATTCTTTTTGTTTTCCATCACAATAAAAAGGAGACCATATTACTCGATCCTTTGGAATATATTCTTCTATCATTTCCCACCCTTTTCTATCAGTAGCATAATTATCACTATCTTTATCATTTGTAAAACTCATTTATATTATATGAATATATTTTTTTTATAGAGAAACCGTAACACTATCCCCTTTAATAGAAACTCTGCGAAGATGGAAAACATAGCAAAATAGAAGCTTATCCTTTTCCGGTGCTTGATCTGCCCCCGCAACGGTCGATTCATTATAGAATAACTGAAGCTGATTAGATTTATTATTTAGATTTGCAACTCCATCATTAAGAGCATAAGCTCGACCGATCAAGAAATTACGGTTGTAATCCACAAATGATCGAGGTACAACTCCAGCTTGATTAAGTGCTTTTTCTAATTCAATTAAAGGCTGTGCTGAAATAGATACACCTTTATTTATTTTTGATACATTTATGGGTCTTGAAGGAACAAGCTTATCATCTACCACCATTTGATAAGATGTTAACCGATCAATTATACCCACTTGACCGGTTCTAATAGAATGTAGTTGTCCGTCCATAGCAGTCGCCTCTTCCTCATAAGTTTCTTGAGTTCCACCGATTAATGCTGCTGCGTTATATGTAGTTGCATCAGTCGGCATTACAATCATGGATTTAGCCCTTGTATTTGAAACTGGAACATTCACCGTTGCGTTTCTATTTGTTTTCAATAGAGAATGTTTGTAATTAGTAACACTAGGAATATCAATCTCAATAGATCCACCGTCTCTCATTCTCTTCATCATTCCAGCTTCATACTGCGGATCTAAACCGACTTGCTGGACTACAATTTGAGCGTTCGATATAACTGTTGTAGCTGGATAGGTTGTGTTGGGTGGGATTAGCTCAGTAGTTCCATCATCCACTTGAACTCGCTTTTTATCAACAGCAGCACTAAATAGAATAAAATTATTCGAGGTTGCTTGGACGCCCGTTCCAACATTACTATTTCTAAATGCTGAAACAGTTAATTTTACAAATCCTCCATCAAGTTCTATATTTTCTATTGTTGGATTAGTTTGTACTGCTACAGCACCTCCAACCGTGAGAGAACATTCTTGGATAGGATTTGTTTTACTACAAATACCTATCTTCTCACCTTTTACAAAAGGACAGTTTTCAACACTAATCATATTATTCGATTTCGATAAAAATATTGTATCTACATCAGCAGCATTATCAATAGCTAAAGCAGTTCCACCCGCATCTGTTCCATGGAATACTGGGTTCTGTTGCATTCTTCGATTACGGTTTACACTATCTAATTGCTTAAGATATCTTGCTGGATCTTCAAGATCAATTTCTATAAATAGACCGTCAGTCATAAGGACGGGAAAAATCTTCGAGCCTCCATCAGCAAATAAACCGGTATGTATTGGAAGAGATAATTTTGCAGTTAAGAAATCAGTTGAATCACCCCAATCTCTACCCGCTGGAACAGTTCCAACTGGCTTATAATATGGATTTGAAGATAGATCAATATTATTTGAAACTGATGTTCCTAGAGTTCCACGGTTTTCAACTGTTGGAACAAGAGAACCTTCCTTCAAGGCTCTCATCTTTTTCATACTATCATCTGTATTATATGAATACTGCATTTGAACTTTAGCATTATAATCACTAATTTCTTCCATTAAAACAGCTCTGTTTCCGGAATAAATGCGAATATTTTTAACTACAGATTGACCCCCAATAAAGGGATCTAAATGAAGGCGGGTGGGAGTTCTACCGGCTGGAAGGGCTACTTTAATATCAAACTGTAAATAACTATTTTTACCGTCCATGAACTTTACAGTTGGAGGGATTTCAAAATCTACCCTTCGACCGCTCTGTCCCGCCGTGGAAGTATAAGAAAGTCCATTTGTAGATGGAATAGAAACTTGCGTTTGTGAAACCTTAATTTTGTCGTCATTTCTCCAATAAGAACTCATTATTTTATAATATATAAATATAAAATAAATCTTGATAAATAAATTAAAAAAAATTAAAAAAAAATTACATAGTTCTCCCAACAGCTTGAGTAACTTGAGAAGATACAACATCTCCTCTTGCTTGAGAAGTGATATCCTCTTCTGCCGTTTCTTTTTTATCTGCCGATGCTTCTTCTTCACCTACTCCTTCTGTAATTGCTCCAGCTAAACCGAGTACCGCACCCAATCCTTCAGCAGCTAAACTTACCGGAGTTATACCTCCAGTTGCTACTCCAAAAACTTCTAGAGATGATCCAGCAATATTCAAAAGATTTCCAACTCTTGATGCACTATTGCTTCCAAGAACATCCATTCCACTCTTCCCTTCTAATGCTCTTGAAATATCAGCTCCAACATCTAAAGCACCTCCTAATCCAGCAACACCCGCTTTACCTAATGTAGCAGCTCTACCCGCTAATTTTGCGAGATCTTCAACTCCGGCTTCTTCGACTGCTTTGGCTGCTGCTTTTTTAGCTACTGCTTCTGTTCCAGTTTCAATCCCTTCTGTTCCAGCTCTTCCAGCTACATCTACACTTGCTCCTAATTCATCGGCGGTTTCTGCTGTTGCTTGCTCTCCTTCTCTTAATGTGCTTCTAACCCCTCCTCGAGTAAGCTCTGGTGATGGGGGTCTCGCCCCTCTTGAATATATGTCTTGGGTCTCTTCTAATGAAGCAACTGGTCTTAAATCGCCTAATGATTCATCAGTTTCTTTTGCGAATCGTTCGGCTGCTGTAGTTTTTACAAACCTACCTCCAGCCATGACGCCCTTACCTATTCCCTTTCTTATGTCTTTCTTAAGAACTAGTTTACCTCCAGAAGTTAATCCACTAGTAATATTTTTGGAAAGAGTTGCTTTTCGATCTTCATCTTGTTCTAAATTAGCTTGATCTAACTGCTCTGCAAGAGAATTATTAAAATCAGCTGTAGCTTCATTCAAAGCTCGAGTTTCAGCAGTTTGAGAATTGATTTGTGCTATTGATGCTCCAGATCCATATAAATCCATTTTATATATATATAATATAATTAAATTATTTTATTTTTTTAAAATAATTTTTATTTACCTACTTTTTTTTGTGCTTTCTCGTGAGCTGCTTTGAAACTCATACCGTTCATCATATCTTTTTTCATCATAGCCATATGTTTCTTGCTGTGATGAACTGAATGTTTTTCTAATCTTTTAAGTTGTGCTTCAGTAAGTTTTTTCGGTTTCTTTGCTGGAGGTTTCTTTGCTGGAGGTTTCTTCATAGTTTGAGTTGATCCGTACATTTTATATTTTTATATATTTTAATTTATGAATCAAAATAATTTTTTCTCTCCTTCAGCAATTTTAGTTTCAAATCGAATATATGCTGTAGCTGGATTAGTTTGTAGATCTAAATACAAAAATGAATAAGGTTGATCTTCAATTGCTTTTTTATATAAATCCATAAATATATTGGGAAACATGTCTCCATATTCTTCAGCTATTTTTTCTAATTCTTTAGTATTTTGTTGTTTCATTATAATTACATCAGTCGCATTATTTCTAATTAATCCACTAACAGCTCGAAATGATTGAGTTGTAAAAGCAAGTAAACCTATTCCATAATGTCTAAATCTTGTAGCTAAAAATGATACAGCATTAGATTTTTTGAAATCTTTTGTTAAAATATCATCTAAAACTAATGCTATCGAAGGTCTTTCAAAATCTTCATATTTCTTTTGAGCTTCAATTATATCAGTAATCATTTCATCGGTGTAATGATCTTCACAATCAAAATATTTATTCATCAGTTTTCCTTTGGGGTCAGCATTTAAGGTATTTGAGATTATTTTAACAATATCAAACTTATCTTTATACATATCCGGATTGCATAGGAGATTCACAAGTAAATTACTTTTACCTTGCTTCACGCTTCCTACTATTAATAGCAAACTTGGCGGTTGAGGTAAATGAGGGTGAATATCACTAAATCGATCATCTGGGTCGGGATCTTTAACTTTAAATACTTTAGGAGGAGCTTTATCCATTTATATTATATTATATATATTTTAATCTAAAAATAAACTATAAATTAAATCTTCCGGTATTGCGTATTTTTCAGTAAGTTTATAACTTTTATTACTATATGATTTTTTGTGTCCTTGACCTTGACCTCCACAACCAGCAGAACCTATATGTCTACCATCTATAAATGAACCGCATTGTTTATCACATAATAAAAGATCACATTCTTTATTAGTCCAAAAACGAGTTCTCTTTCTATAAGGTAATCCATACATACAATAATCACCATCTACAAAATGAAAATCTTTCATGAAAGATTGATTTTTTAATAAACCGGTTTGAGGGTTTTCTATAAACCAATATACACAATCAAAATAATTTATTATCTCAATTGTTTTTAAAACAATTTTATTTGCTTCATCTATTTTTCTTTTACCTTGTGATTTTGCTTTACTATATTCAGTGCAAGGTGGAGAAGCCCATACAATATCGAACTCATCTTTTTTATATTGTTTATAATTAAACTCCATTATATCTACTTGATGATCTGCTGGAAGTAACATATCAACCGATACAACTTCCCATCCTAGAGAACTACAGCATTTACCTACAGATCCAGTTCCAGAGAATAATTCCAATACTTTAATCATTATATATATTGAAAATATAAAAAAAATAGATTAAAAACCTACCAAAACCATCCGGTAGATATGTCTTTGTCTTTTTCTTTTTCTTTGATAAAATCTTTAATTATTGATATATCAGCTCTTATACTTATTAGATCCGTTTTGATTTTGTTAAGGTTTTGATTGATACTGTGAATATCATTTTTCACTTTCTCAATAGGTTTTGTCTCAAATGGATTAGGATAATCACTCATATATTTTATTGAAATATTTAAATTGAAATTAAAAAATAAAATATTTAATAACATGCAAAATATTCAAACTCCAAGACCTTTACCAGAAAACATAGATGATTGGAGCGATGAAATCGAGGAACTATTAAGTGAATGGGGTGAAATAGCTATGTGCTATGCTTACTTACATAATTATAGTACAAGAAAATATAAAAAGAAATATCAACATTTACAAATACCGATAATTGTATTATCTACTTTAACCGGTGTGGGTAATTTTGCTGTTGATAGTTATATTCCAACTGATTATCAACATGGATTTACCGCTGTTGTTGGAGGTTTCAATATATTCTGCGGTATACTTGGAACTCTAGGTTCATTTTTAAAATATGCTGAAACATTTGAAGGTCATAGAATTAGTGCTTTAGCTTGGAGTAAATTGGGTAGAGCAATTGAGATCGAATTATCACTTCATGATAAAAAAAGAAAACCTTGCAGAGATTTCTTGAAAGTTTGTAGAGCTGAATATGATAATTTACTTGAATCATCTCCAAATATAGATTTAGATATTATCACTATGTTTAATAAGAAGTTTGAAGATAAATATCCAAATGTAAGGAAGCCTATTATTTGTAATGGATTGAAAGCAATAGTTCCTTATAAACATCCAATAGTTCAAACTAGAAGTGTTGAAACAATACAAGAAGAAGATGAAACTCAAGAAGGTGATGAGCCTTCTATTCAAGTTGAGGAAGAAAATAATCAAGATGAAGAAAATCAAAATGCTAATCCTTAGAAAGTGTCTGGGGTAAATCTCTAAAAATATTTGTCTAAATCATTTTGTTTAGAAGTTTTTTTTTTAACATTTACCCCAGACACTTTCGATTAATTCTACTTTTGTAATTATTTTATAGAAAACAAAAAGAGAAATAAATATTTAAAAAAAAATAATAATTTATAATAATTTGTAGAAAAATATTATCTAAATTATAACAAAAAGATATGAGTTTTATACCAGAGGTTAAAATGGATTTCATTCCAAGCGATGATGATGATGAAAATAATGAGAATATTACTACTGAAATGCAAGATTTCGATGAAGATAAAGATCTTACACAAGAAGAAATTGAAGAACAGAAAGAACAAATTAAAGAAGAAATCAAAGAAGTGATTCCAAATGCTAAATCCAAGCGAGAAGGTATGGATGTAAATGAGATCTTTAACATGCCTAATAATACATATGTTAAAGATGTAAAACTTACAAAGAAAGGTAAACCTAGAAAGCCTCGACCTCCTATGACTGAAGCACACAAAGAAAAATTAAAACTTGCAAGAGAGAAAGCTATGGCTGTAAGAAAAGCAAAAGCACAAGAAAAGAAAGCAGCTAAAGAATTAGAAAAAGAAGAGAAAGAATTATTGAAAAAACAAAAAGTAAAAAGAGTTAAACAATTAAAAGAAGAAGTAGAAGAAGATATCAAACCTCAACCACTTAAAGAAGTTGTAAAAGAACAAATGTTTTCTAAAAAAGATTTAGAAGAAGCTCAACTCAACGCAATCATGAATTACGAGAAAATTAGAAAACAAAGGAAAGAAAAAAAGAAAATCGAACAAGAAAAAAATAAAGAACAAGAAGCTTTAAAAGCTCAAATAAGAAGGGCAGTAGCTCCACAACAAGAATATGTGAATCCATTTGCAAATTGTTATTAGTTTAAATTAAACATTTTTTTATATTTCTTTATATTAGTATTACGATTAGTCGATGCCCCCCATAGTATATAATAACTTAAATGACCCGCCGACATATAATCGCCCCGATCCAAATCTTTCTTATGACGCTGTCTGTATTTATCTCTTTGTTTTTTATCTTTGGATAGGGTATAATCTTCATAGCGGTTATCACCGAATTGGGTTGTTTTTATCTTCTTTCCTTTCTCATCATAAAAAATAGCTTTTAACTTTTTATTTTTAGCTGTACCTTTTTCAATAATCATCTTTATCATAATTTGTATTATTATGATAAATATAAAAATATAAATTACAAAATTACTTTAAAGATTGAAATCCATTTTCATCTTCCTCGATTTCATATTCTTCTTCACTAACAGCTGATCCTTCA